AAGTCAAAACGAATCTTGCTAAAGATCTCAAGCGATTCTTCTTCAGAGATAATACCCTTTAGAATCAGCTGTTTCTTTAGAGCTTCTTTGAATAGATTAGAGAAGCGCATACGCATGCGGTCAATAAACTTGCCAAACTTTAATTCGTCACGAGTAATTTCAGCAGCACGACCTAGATTAAATCCACCCTCGCTTTCTAAACGAGAAACTGGAACACCTAGTGACTTGTACATCTTCTTCTGAAAGTACAGAACGTCATCGATTTCGCCGAGGTTCTGACCGCCAGGAAGTGTAGTGATTTCTGTACCCTTGCCACCTTCGCGACGTGGTAGCCAGAAGTCTTCTAGCATTGTCATAAACTTACGATCGTCGCGGATGTCACCAGTGGTAGCATCATAGACTAGACGGTTCTTGTGACGAACCATCATGTCACGTAGATACTGTTCTGCTTTGATTTTCGGTAAATTACCGACATCGATGTAGAAAATACGACGCTCTGGTGCACGCGAAATCCTGTAAATAACAGTAGCGTCTTCTAGTGTGCGTAGTTGGTTGAGTGGTTTGATTGCTTTGTGCAGATATGAAAGCACCATCTGATTAGAAGCATCCATTAGACCAGAAGTCACGTGGATAATCGAATCAGTAGCAATACGAATACCTGTTGAGCCAGCAGCAGCTGGTTGATAGCTTGTTGTGCTTACGCCAGAACGAGTACCACCAGAGAAACCACGCTCAGAATACATGAAGTATTCTTGTTTGGTTTCTGTTGTATGGACTTGCTGACCTGCAGTTGATGCTTGTGAGTTTCTACGAACTCTTTTAATCTCGCGGATCTTACGAATCTTACGCGGATCGATGTATCTAATTTCTTGAATACCTTCGCGCGGATTTTGTACGTCAATGATAGTATGGTAGTATAATCTACCATCAATATACCAACGACGAATAATCTCATATCCACTAGCGTTAAAATCTAACATCTGTAGAATACCATTAAACTCATCGCGGATTTTATCTTTTACCTTATTGCCGAACTCTAGATCATCTAAAACGATGTCTACGAGTTTCTGTTCTGAATCGTAAGAAACAAATTCATTTACAATATCATCAATCGCTGATTCAACTTCTGGTTGAAGCGACATCTCACGGTACTTGGCAACTAGATCCGATTCAGTACGAGCCGAACCTTCAAGATCTAAGTATGTGCCAAAAACGCCACCCTCTGCTACAACAACCGCACCGTCATCTTTAATCTCGGGTGCGAATGTTACTAAGCGATCTGGTTGCGCCTTCTCTTCTGCGTCTTTCTTTCTAACGATTTCAAAACCAAACAATTCTGCCATTATATTTTACTCCAATAGAATTAAGGGAAGCTACCAATTATTTAGTAGCTCCCCAAAAACCCTATTATTAAGTTGTAACGATATCGTCGACAACATTCCAGTAATCAAATGCCCATGTTACTGTAAATTCTTCGATTTGTTGATCGTTATCCCACGCTAATTCGATTGGACCAATGTCAACTGGCCAGCAGTTTTCCATTGTGTAAGTTTGAGTCAATTGACCCTCAAGATCTGGACCACCCTTCGAATATTGATTGATTGTGGCAGTAGAACGATAGTTAGGAAGAGTTCTTATATTGCTTTCAGAACTGTTAATTGCACCGTGCCACGCTTCTAATGCACGACGGACTACAAAGTCTTCGTCGTTGATGATGGTAATTTGCCAATCTGTATAAGTTCTAGGACCAGCAACCTTAATTCTACGACCAAAATAAGGAACTTCAATCATACCAAGAGTTGACTGTGGAATTGAAGTTGCTTTAGCCATAAAACGAAACTTTACATCGCCAATGCCAACAGCAGGATTAGCTACAAACACATCGAACAACGAAGGACGCGCACCGTCAAATTGTAATTGTGCTCTCATTTCATTGATATTAAACGCCATTTTTGTTCTCCTTAAAATTGACCAATGACTTCAGAAAACTCAACACCAGTGCGAACCGCAACAAAGTTAAGTTGAATGAAGTTGATTGAACGAGCAGGTTTGATATAGATATCACCAACAAACTCATTACGATCAATAATTTCGCCAGTATTATTACTGCTATCGCAAACAACTTTGAAATCAAAGATACCACGACGACCTTGAATGTCACGTAGATAAGGTTCTACTAGTGCGCGGAACTGCGCGCGAGTAAAATCATCATTGAATTCAAATAGTGAATACTTTGCTGCATTAGCAATTGCTTTTTCTAGGACAATGAATAAGCGACGAACGTTAATACGATCGAATGCGCTTGGCTTGCTTAATAGCGTTTTATCACCATAAAGAAGAGTTCCCTGTCCTGGGAAAGTAACAACTGGGTTTACACCATTCTTGTAAAGAAGATCGCGCTGGGCTTTATCTGGGTTATAAGCAAGTTTTAGAATATTCTTGACTTGACCACGATTGAAACCAGCTGGTGAGAACCAAGGATCGCGTGTTTCATCAGTACGTACACATAGACCAGCAATGTCACCGCATAATGGAACATAGCGGTTTACATCGTTGTAACGATCGTATTGATACTTGTAACCTGAATCTAGAACAGCGTACGATGTGCTACGTAAATTGTTACGGAAAGCAACAGTATTTTCTGCTGCGTCTACGTCATTTACTACATCAGCAGATCTTGGCGAAATAAATGCCACGCAATCTTTACGATATTCTGCAATATTGTCGATAATATAGTTGGCTATTTGTACACCATCTACACCGACTGCTTTACCAGCGATTAGTAGAGAAACGTCAACTTCTTCTGCATTTTTGAATAGATCCCACGCTGCGCTCAACGAAGCAACTGCTATACTTCCTTCAGCAGTAGTATCTGTACCGCCAGCCAAAGAAAGATTTAGAGGAATAGTATTAGCAAAAGCAGCAACCGAAGCAGCAGTCGCTTCATAAGAAACAGCACGCTGCGCACCAACATAGATATATTGAGAAGCTTCATTAATTACATCTCTGTAATAAATTGATCCACCTTCTGGTCCTTTTGCATTAGTTGCGCGAGAAAGGCTTTCGTATCTTTCAAGAATTGCACCTTTTGTTCCAGTAAACTGACCATCTTCGTCGATGACTAGTACATGAAGCTCATCAGAAGTACCGCCAGCATTTGCTACGAAAGCAGAAGTGCCTGGAGCAACAGAAACATCATTATAGAATTCCCAGTAACGATTAATTGTACCATTAGCGAATGCGTTTGCAACACCAGTAAACACATCAGTCATGACGAGTGTAGCAGCATTAGAAGTAACAGAACCTTTGGTCTTAATTTTAAGTAAACGATTATCAATTTCGATTAGGTCGCCTAGATTAAGTGAATCTAAGTCACTAGCGCCAATGCCTGTAACTTCAACGTTTGGACTTCCTGGGATTGCTTTAAATGAAATTGTATCCGAGCTAAAATTAACATTTTGAAAAAATGCATTAGATGTGTCACAAACTGCAACTTTTAAGCTGTTACCTAAAGTACCAGCATAACGCGCCCAGTAAGTAGCATCAGTATCTAACGTAGCATCAACGAAAGAATCATAATTTTTAATTTGAGTATTTGTGATTGACCCGCCACCAGCAGAACCAGCAGCATTATATGCAGCAGCATCGGCAGCGCGAGAAATGTATAGTTTATTACCGTAAGCTAAGAAGTTAGCTGCGGCGAAGAATGTTTCGAAGTTGTCTGCTGTTGGTTTGCCAAATCTCGAAACTAGTTGCGTTTCGGAACTGATTAACACACGATCTTCGATTGGACCCCAATTAAATACACCTGCGATAGCTCCCTCGGTGGTAGCTACAGCTGGTACGACTGTGGTCAAGTCGATTTCGGTTACATTAACTCCAGGTGATACTTGGAATGCCATTGGTTTTTCTCCTTTTCAAGTAGAAACAAGTATTGTAGTCTCTTGTAATATATTTAGTAAAACACGATTTTAGAAGAATAATTCGCGGTCAAAAGCAGAAACATAAACTTCATCTTCGAAGTCCATTCCATTGTCGGAGAAAAATGGTAACATGTCGTCTTCCAGTTCCCTTTCTCGTTCTTCCATTAAGTTCTTTCTGACGTCGGTTTCTAATAAATCCTTAAAATAATTTTGATTTGTCATCCAAGCAAATAATACCAAACACATAACAAGGTCGTC